AAAACTATGAAAAACACAAAAAGTTATCATGAATTAGCCCAGAAATTAAGGGCTTTTTTTTTGTCTAAAAACTTCATTGAAGTACCGACACAATCAAGACTGTCAATATTGGCAGCATGTGAAAACCCACATTCGGTTTCAACATTTGAATATAACGGAGAAGTATGGCCATTGCCTCAAACTGGGCAAATGTGGTTAGAGTATGAATTACTTAAAAACCCAGAATGGGATGGTGTATTCTGTTTATCCACATCTTACAGAGCTGAAAAAAATCCAATCGCTGGAAGACATGAATTAATCTTCCCAATGTTTGAGTTTGAATCAAAAGGAACAATGGAAGATTTATTAAAATTGGAAAGTGAATTACTAGAATACTTAGGGTTTGATAAAGAAATCGAATGTAAGTATGATGATTTATGTGAGGAATATGGCAATGTTCCAATTCTTGAAAACGAACATGAACAAAAAATGTGGATGGAAAAAGGAAGTTGTGTATCTTTGCAATATTTCCCATTAAGAACTAACCCTTTTTGGAATATGAAACATGCTGGTAATGATATATTCAAAAAGGTTGATGTTATCTTATACGGTCAAGAAACAATAGGTGCAGCTGAAAGAAGTTGTGATGTTGAGGAAATGAGAAAAATGTTTTATACTATTGAAAATGGTGGTTACTCAAATAAGTTATTCGAATTATTCGGAAAAGAAAGAGTGGAAAAAGAATTAAACGACTTTTTATCATTAGAATTTTTCCCAAGATTCGGAGCTGGTATTGGTATGACAAGATTGGCTAGAGCTTATGAATTAGCAATGGAAGAAAAAAGCCTAGTTAACTAGGCTTTCATTTTAAAAATCATATTCTTTTTTGGTGTCATCAACGCCAGAGTAAACTATTTTTTCTGGTTTAATTTTCATATCACCAAGCTTTTTAATCTTATCGATATATTTTTTCGCTTTACCTTTTTTTAAGTAAGCAATAGTTACATGTGGATGATAATCAGTATATCTATTTGTATGTGGAAACTTTCTGAATTTATCATTCAATTTATGTAATGATGGGCTTTCAATATCAAACTTCAAAACATCAAATTCGTTGTTAAATGATGAAACATCTTTAATAGATAATCTTGGTTTCTTTATCTTTAAAATTTGAATTTCAAGTTCATCATATGGGATGTCTTCATGAAAACCATAAAGGATTGTTACATGTGGTTCATTTTCTCTACCATAAGTTGGGTCGTTTTTAACTGTGTATAAATCTTCATCATCAATTAATTCTTGAATTTTATCCCAATCCTCTTTTTTAAAATCTAAATAAATCATTAAACAACCATATTCATTCTTGTGTGTTTTATGTTTACCTTCTCTAAGTAAAAAATACCTTAACATTTCTTTTATCTTCATAATTTTTTTTCATAAATTTATTCAAATAAAATAAAATGTAAATATTAAAAATTAATTTGAGCGAGTAGACGGATTCGAACCGACCTTATTCCACATTGGAAGTGTGGTGCCATACCAGCTAGGCGATACTCGCATTTAATAGTCATCAAAATAATTGAGCCGATGGAGGGACTCGAACCCCCGATGTTTATATACCAACTTACAAGGTTGGCGCTGTCGCCACTGAGCCACATCGGCAAATTAGTGGGTGCAGGTGGAATCGAACCACCAAGGCGATGTTTTACAGACACGACCAGGACCCTGCCGATACACCCATTTTTTTTTGTCCCCCCGTCAGGTAACGCTCCTGACCCCACGGATTAAAAGTCCGTTGCCTACACTTGTTTGCTACGAGGGGTTCTGTTTGTCATACTTGTCACTTTCCATAACACTTCTTTTTTTTTTATCGTTATAATTTTCTTCCTTTAACCCAACCTTCATTTAGGTATGTATCAATATCATCTTTTTTTATTTTTTTATTAATATCGTCCTTGGTTATCCAACATGTACCATATTGACTATTTGATTCACAAGTACCAGTACCTTTTTTAGTTTCACTAATTAATTTTTTAGTGTCTTCACTATGTTTTTTACCACTGAATCTACTACTATTTAAAAATTTTTCCCTATATTCTGAATTTTTCCAGTATTCTTTTGAAATTAAATTTTTTAAAGTTTTAACCCTATAATCTAAATCAGTTTTCATTCTATCAGAATGAATTTTACCACCTATTTTAGATGTTATTTGATAATGTTCAACACTAACATAACCCCCTTTACCCCCACCCATCAAATTCATACAATTATTATCTGTAATCATATCTGGTGTGATGGCTTTTATTTCAGCTTCAATTAATAATTCTCTTGTTTCAAAGAACTCTAATATTTCAACTACATGATTTTCTTCTCCATGTTTTCTAATTGATGCTCTTAATCGTCTACCACTTCCCATATAACCATCATTTAGATTACATGTACTGTGCATTCCTATATAATATCTACCTGTAACTAAACATGTGGTTTTATATAAGTAATGTATCGTTTTTTCTTTCCTTGTCATATATTATTTTATTATAAATATATGACAAGGTACTAAAAAGTCAAGGGTTGTCCCGACAAGATTCGAACTTGTATTTGATAGCTCAAAACTACCCGTGCTGCCATTACACTACAGGACAATAATAGTCGAGAAGATGGGAATCGAACCCACTAACTGACGGCTCCAGACCGCCCGTGCTTAATACCTTAGTCACTTCTCGTTAAATAGTAGAATAGGTGGGATTCGAACCCACATGCTCTGCATCCCAAATGCAGCGAGATAAGCCTTTCCTCTACTACTCTATTTAATAAACCAACATGTCAAATAACGTTCCTATTTTTAAATGGCATAGGTACCAAAACAAAAAAACCCAGTCTAGATTTCTCCGACTGGGTTTAAAAATTTCTACATCGTAGATTTTTATATCTCTGTTGCGTTTACAACATACCCAGTCATCCCATAAGGCTTCCCGCCTTTCGGTTGATACTGTTTTTGATATGTCGTATACATTTTCATTTTTTTATTTTGTTTTTGTTTATAAATATATCCTTATTTTTAAAAGTTACACAAAGATACTACTTTTTTTCTATTTGTCAAGTTTTTTTGAAACTTTTTTTGTATTTTTTTTAATTTTATCTCTTAAGTCAGCGGCTAGTTCATATTCTTCGTTTTCAATAGCCTCTTCTAATTGTTCTTCTAACGTTTTTTTGTTTTGCATTTTGAATGGCTCATCTGAGATTGTCGTTTTAATTATTTTCTTCTCTTCATCTTGCCAAATTCTTTCTTCAAAATACATACCATCTTTTTCGTAGAATATTATTTCATCTGGTTCACCCAATTCAGAATCTAATTCACCCATTGAATCACCAGACTTCCCATTAACATCATTAAAATCTGATAACATTTTAATTATGTTGTTTATGTAATCATCATTTTTTTCTTTTTTGTTTTTAAACAAATCTCCAAAAAAATTTTTGGTTGGTTTTTTCTTTTTTTTACCATCACCAAAAAATTCATTAAAAAGGTCATCAAATGATTTATCCATGTTTAGTTTTATTACATAAATATATTAAAAAATTAAATTTACCATTTTCCTATGGGCCCCATTAAAAGAACCCATAAGAATTTGGCTATAAGGACGGATTTTACCGACTCCACCACCTTGTTTTTAAAAACAAGGAAAAAAAGACACAAGATTATTTTTTCTTTCGTGCTCTACCGTTGAGCTACACACCGTTAGGTGCGATTGGATTCGAACCAATAACCACGGGATTAACAGTCCAATTTTTTTTTGTTTGCAGAACTAATCTTTTAAGTCTTTATTTTTTTAGATGATTTCTAGATAATCACACATATCTAAGATACCATCCAAGTTTTTTGTCTTGATAACCATTTTATTAGACAAATCTTTTTCGTTTCTCAAAACATTTTTAATCGCTAAGTTTGAGTAAAAACGTCTACCGTTAATTAGTGATTCATTGTTTTTCTCAATTTTTCTAAGCAAGTTTTTTTCAATACTTGAAGAATCAATTGTTGCAACACTGTTTATTTTAACAGTAAGTGATTTCTTTTCTGATTTAATTAAATCAGTTTTTAAGAAACCATTAGGTATTTCATTTTTTCTTTTCATAGCTGCTAACACACCAGCAAAAGTCATTGTTGGTACTTTCAACTTGTTAACCATTTCTTCGTTTGTTAACGTGTTACCATTTTTCAAGATAAACGATTTAATCTGTTTTGAAGTTTTCATTCTTTTTACATATTTAAAATTACTCAACAAATGTACAATCTATTTTTTAATTGTGCAACTTTTTTTCATATTTTTTTTTTTAATCTAAGTAAACATCGTGAAAAACAATGCAATAACTATTGAACCAAATGGCCATATTGAAATAGTATTCAAACATAAAAGGGTCATTTATGTTGCTTAGCAATTTAATAAATGTATTTGCTATTGTTTGTAAAATTTTAGTTTTCATCTTCATCGTTATTATCTTTTTCTATTATGGTGTTACCTTTTTCATAAGGTGGGTAAAAAGGACAGTTTCTACACATTGAACCGCAACACTTACCTCTTTTCTTCAACCATCTTCTTGTGTAGACTATTTTACCATCTTCTAAATAATAATCCCTACCTTTTTCAAAATCATAATCCATAATCTTATTTGTTATTTTTTTAATAATTCACTAATACGTTTATTGTGGTTTTTATCAGATATAATACTATCACCAATCCTATGAGACTTGATATTTTCTTGCTTTAAAATACTTCTATCAGAAATAATAATCAAATCAATAGTTTTAACCAATGTTATAATATCTTTCCTATTGTTTCTTCTATATAAACAATATAAAGCCTCATCTGGGCTACTAACAAATGTTTTACTTACTTTATCCTTAACAAAGTCTTGCAATTTCAATTTGTCAACCACAATGTAATATTCATTTAGTTCAAACACAAAATAATCAGCTTCACCGTATAACCAACCTAATTTACCATTAACATTTTTCAATTCAATAAAATGATAATTTTCATTAGGTTCAACGTCTGCTCTACTTATTTTTTTTAAACCCTTAACATCATACTTTATATCACCAGATGTAAAATCATAATGTTTGTTAATGTCTTCATCTTCT